ATAGGTAGTATAGATGAGGTGTATAGCAGAATAGTAGAAGTACCTATTTCTACTTACACTAATATACTTCAACTAGGAACTACAGGACAAGGACAAGTAACGGCTGCTAATGTAAAATATATTAGAGTAACAAATTTAGATGATACAAATTATATAAATCTAAAAATGCTTAGCAATGATGGTGATGCAATGGTAGTCAAAGTGAACGCTGGAAATTCTTTTATAATAGGGGGAGCGCAGTTTGATGCAGATAATGCTGATATTTCTCAAGCAGCGACTTCACATGGAACAGCTTTTACAATGTCTGCTGAAGCAACAGTAGCAGCTTGTGATATAGAAGTATTTGCAGCAACTATATAATGAAACTCAAAGTTCTAAGGTTTAGTAGTCAAGAAGATTGCACTAATGGTTTGCTTTTTGAAGAAACAGCATTAGGTTTGGAATTTTTATGCTACACCTTAGAAGATGAGCATAGAGTTTTAAAAGTAAGAGGTGAAACTAGAATACCTGCTGGGATATATGAAATAAAATATAGAAAAGAAGGTGGTTTTAATAAAAAATATGCTAAAAGATTTCCAGGAATCCACAAAGGTATGCTTGAAGTTTGTGATATTCCTAATTTTAAGTATGTTCTTATTCATTGTGGTAATACTGATGAGCATACTGCTGGATGCCTTCTTGTGGGTGATTCGCAGGAAAATAATGTTATCATCAAGGATGGTTTCATTGGCAAATCCTCTAATGCGTACAAAAGAATATATCCGCCTATTGCTAAAGCGTTAGAAAAAGGGGAAAGTGTCATTATAGAATACATAGATTTAGATGGCAACGAATAAAGAAATAGTAAAAGAGATAGCACTTATGGAGCAAAGAATGGACTCTATGGATGAGAAATTAGAAAAAATGGATGCTAAATTAGATATGCTTACTGAAAAGCTTTTAGATCCAGATTATGGTGTTGTTGCCAGAGTAAATAAAAACACATCTACAAGAAAAATTATTGTAAAAGCTCTTTGGGTTATATATGCAGCAACTATTGGTTTAATAATAAAAATGTTTTTAGATTAAAATTAAAAAAAATGAAAGAAATTATATGTAAATTTTTATGCTACATTACTTTTCATAAAGTATGTTTAGGTTGGTGTGGCGACTCATGTGGAGTAGATTGTTGTAAAAAATGATTCAAAAAGATTTGACTTTATCAGTAGGTAATATAATATGGATTGTGGGAATTATATTCACAATGGGTATTGCTTATAGTCAAATAGCACAATTAGGTGAGGATATTATTGTTTTAGAAAACAGATTAGAAAAAAAAATTAAAATTATAAATGAATGTGAAGATAGGATAGTTGATTTAGAATTAGAGTTAGCTGCTATCAAAGCGTGTAAAAACCATAAAAAATGAGTGAAATATTACAATTAATAGAAGGATATGGTTTGCCATTAGTTTTGCTTTTAGGGGCCTTGTACGCATTATATCGTTTTTTAGTTTTTTCACTTTATGAGGTGAAAAACCAATTTTCTCGCCATCACGAAAGAGCGGCTGATAATATAGAGGAAATGAAAAAGAAACTAGACATTATTTTAGAACATATTAGAAAAAACTCATGAATATATTAAGTAAAATATTTTCAAGTGGTGCTAGTGATCTAGTAGAAAGCGTAGGTGGTGTTATAGATAATTTAACTACAACTAATGAGGAAAAATTAGAGGCCGAGAGAAAAATAAAAGAAATCGTACATTCTTATGAGTCTAAAATGCAAGAAGAGGTGTCGGAGAGATGGAAGGCTGATATGGTTTCTGACTCTTGGCTTTCTAAAAATGTTCGCCCAATGACATTAATATTTTTAGTTATAAGTACGGTTCTTTTAATTTTTATTGATGCTGGAGCTATAGAATTTAATGTTGAATCATCTTGGATAGATTTACTACAATTAACTTTATTAACAGTGATCGGTGCATATTTTGGAGGAAGGAGCTGGGAAAAGGTAAAAAAATCCTAGTAATTTTACTTTTATGGGAAAAAGATTAAGACTTTCGGATCAAGAAGTAGATTTAATTTATCAGCATAGGGCTGGTGATCTAAAAAACCTCAACTATAATTTATCTCACAACTCTGCTCTTGATAAACATTTGAAAGAAAGAGGAATAGACAAAAAAGATGTAGTAAGCGTTAAGCATTGGCAAAATTTTAATGGAGATTTAAGGTTTTCAGTAGTAACAAAAGCAGGTTCTATTGATGAAAAAAGTGTTTTTGACAATGTTTTAAGTTTAATTGAAGAAAACGCTCCAAAATATCCAAAAATAAAGCATAAAAAAGGAACTCATCTTTTAGTTATAAATCCTGCAGATATTCATATTGGTAAATATGCTAACAAAAGAGAAACAGGAGATAAATATACGATAGAAATTGCTTTAGAAAGAGTTTTAATGGGTGTTAGTGGGCTTATTGAAAAATCTAAGGGATTTGACATTGATCGGGTGCTTTTTTGCATAGGAAATGATGTTTTACATATAGATAATGTTTATAATACTACAACAAAAGGAACACATCAAGATTGTGATGGGAAATGGTGGGAACATTATGAAGTAGGCCTTAAAGTTTATGTTGCTTGTGTAGAAATGTTAAGAGAAATAGCACCTGTAGATTGTGTTCATAGTATGAGTAATCACGACTATCAGAGTGGATTTCATTTGGCACACGCATTAAAAAGTTGGTTTAGAAATTGTGATGATGTTAGTGTAGATTGTGGTGTTTCTCATAGAAAATATTATACTTATGGTTCTAATTTAATAGGATTAGAGCATGGAGATGGAGCAAAAATGGACAAACTTCCTCTTTTAATGGCACAAGAGCAGCCAAAAAATTGGGCTAAAACTACACATAGATATTGGTACTTACATCATTTGCATCATAAAGTAAAACATAAATGGTTAGATGCAAAAGATTTTATAGGAGTTTCTGTAGAATATATGCGTTCTCCTAGTTCTTCAGATAGTTGGCATCATAGAAAAGGATTTGTAGGTACTCCAAAAGCAGTAGAAGGCTTTTTGCACGACAAAGAGAGTGGACAAGTTGCTAGACTAACACATTTCTTTTAAATGTACGCAAACTTTTTCTTTTATTTGCGTGTTATATTAAAAAATTGTTGTTATATTGCACTGTTTTGATAACCCTAAGGCCTGGATACCTTTATTATTCTCCATTTTTCCAGGAGTCGCCTTAGAATTAGTTAGTGGGAAGAAAAGAGGTGTTTATACGCCTCTTTTTCCTTTTATAGGCTAATTATACGCTAAAAATTGCTTTTTATTTGTGTGCTGCAGGTAAATGTACGCTAACTTTTCTTTTTTATTTATGCGTGTGATTTGCGTGTTTTGATCTTAATAAAAAAAACATATTTCATTCTTTAATTTTTGTAATTCATTAAAAGTAAAATACTTAAAATAATTTGGATAATTAAAAAATTAGTGATTATATGTAAATACAAACTAACACACTAAAAAAAATATTATGAAAACATTTAATGATTTTATTGCAACAAGACAAAAAATGAGTGCAAAACAATTTGAGCAAAGTTCTCAAATAGATATTGAGGATCTAGCAAATAATGTATATGTATATATGGAGTATTTTTATATAGATATATATGAGCCTAAAAATATAGGCTATAAAAGTAAAGGGAAAAAGTATGGATTGGTATTTTGTAATGAATACCACGAAAGTGATAATTTAAGAGAATTAGAAGTTAAACTATATAATGATTGGTTTATAGATTGTGTTGAGGGTAATGATGAGTGGATCTATGAAGTAGGATGGTTTACTCCTAAGCAATGTGCATTATATATGAAAATGTTTAGAGATATGAAGTTGAATGTTGAGGATATTACTCATTCTAATGATATTGTAGATACTTTAAGATTGTCTTGGGGTACTATGCCTATTTGTGATGTGTTATTGCCTAATAGTGCAACACAAGATTTGGATAACGAAAAACACGATACTTTCCAAGTAGAGTATTTAGATATGAATGGAGAGAGAATTGATATTGAAATGGATGATATGAAAAGTTATGAAAGGTTAGGCACTCCTCATATTTTTGAAACAATAGATGATTTGGAGGATGGTTTAATTATGTGGTTTCATCAAATGGCTAGGGATTATATGAGGGAAATGGATGATATATGTGGTTTGGCTTGTGAAACGCCTATGAGTTTAGATGAGTTTTTAATTGAATACAAAGATCAACTTAATAGTACATTTGGAGAGAATTATAAAAGAGGCAAGAGAATAGAGGATTTGCATAATAATTTTAATACTCTACCTAAACATTATAAGTTTGCTTGTGAGCCTAAACAAGCCTTTGATGAAGATAATTGTCCTTTTATTACTTTGGAAAAAATGAATGAAGTAGCAAGTAGATGTGAAAAAGATTTTGTAGAAAAATATAAGCAAGAAAAAAAAGATGATGAGATAGCTAGGCTTGAACAAGAGGAGCAAGACAAAGCAAATATGAGTGGAGAGTTTGAGTATATGAGAAGTTAGTTAGTTGTTGCCTTAAAACGCCTCCCTATGAGAATAGGGGGGTTTTTGAGGTATAAAACAAAACTTTTTACTAACTAAAAAAAATTATTATGAGTAAATTTAATGAATTGAGGACAAATCCTCCAAGATTAATCATTCAAGGTAAGCCTAGACAAATTAAGATTGATTTGATAAGCGTAATGTGTGATAATGAGTATAGATGGATAGTTAAAAAAGATGAAAATGGAGATTATCGTATAAACACTATGGGATATGCTTTTAGCAATTTCCAATGTAAGTGTCGCAAAGATGATATTGAGTGGGAAATGGATGAGGGTAATTGGGATGAGGCTTTTAGGATGATCAATAGTGGTACAAGTTTAATTGAAAAAATAAAATATAGATAAAAAGAAAATTGAATTAATAATTAAAACTAAATAAAAATGGGATATAGAAGTGAAGTAATATTTGGTGTTATAAAAAAACACAAAGAAAAATTAGAAGAGGTGTTGGAGAAACACAATTTGTTAAAATATTTTGATAACATGGAGAGAGATAATTGTAATATTTATGTTGGAGATTGTTTGAAATGGTATAGTGAGTTTGAAGAAGTTAAAGAGATAACAAACTTTATAGATGATGTTTATTATCAAAATAAGGATGATAGTTTTATGGTTTGTATGGGAGAGGATGGAGAGATACATAATGAAATAGGAGAATATTGGAATTATGTAGATATAATTAAAACAATAAAAGTAATAGTATAAAAAACAATTAAAATGGAAAAAAAACAAAAAGGTAAAACAATAGATGAGGTAAAATTACAAATACAAGAAGATTTGATGTTGTATTTGGATGGGTTAGATGAACATTTAGGCAATAAAAGAAATGATGTCCTAAATGAGTGCTTGAATATAGTTGTACGCAATTTTAGGGAGTTAAAAGTTAAAAAAACTAGAGTAGTAATTGAGCGTGATTACTCTTCAAATACAAGTTGGGATTTGTATATAGACAACCTAAAGTATTTATTAGAGGGTTTAGATGTTAAAATAGAAAATACAAATACTAGAAATACTAATATATTAAAGGATCAAGCTAATTTATACATTAACAATTACAAGAAAAGAAGTGAATATAAAGGTTATCTAAAGGCAAATCCAAAAGGATATTCGCAAGGGGAATGGGATGAGTACACAATTTATTTTGATTATACAAGAGATGATGAAGAATTTGCTAGAATTGAGGATATTATTGAAGAGTTGGAAAGGTTATATACTCACAAAAATGATTATCAAGTTAAAATAGTTGAGTACAATAATGAGGGATACTCTAAGGTAGTAGGTGTTGAGCATATTTCTATTACTCAAATAGAATTTCCAGAAGAAGAGGATTTGATAAAAGAATTAGATGAGATGGGGTGTGAGTATGATGAAATACAATTTAATTTAATGTAAAATGGGTGAAATGATTTCTGCAGGTGATAAAACATATTAATAAAAAATATAATTTAATAGTTGTTTTGATATATCTATGTATTTTAATCTATGTTTATATAAATTATTTTTGGATTTTAATTCTATTAGCAATTTTCTATATTTTTTCAAAATTATAACAACATAAGACAAAATAAAAAAAAAATTTTTTTCAAATCAATTATACGCTAAGCCTCTTTTTTACAAAGGGGCTTTTCGTTTTTTACAAATTCAAAAAAGGAGGTAAATGTACGGTAGTTTTTTTATTTACAAGGGGGTGTATAAAAATTTTATCCCCCAAATTTTGAGGTTTTTGTGCCTCAATTTTTGATCTTTTTTTTAGGCTCAAATTTTGACTTAA